CAGCCTGCATACCAGCGGTTGCCTCGTCCATAGTAGGAAACCCTGTAGAAAACCCAAGTAGACCTGGATTGTTCTTACGGCGCTCGTACTCTTCTTTAGCGCTTGCTGCCGCTTTAGTAATCTCAATATCGTTAGTGCGAGATAAGCCTTCACTCTCAATACGAGCAAACCCACGTACCAGTGCGTTAAGCGCTTCCTCATGGTCTTTATTGTTTTCTACTTGTTCAATAGCATCACTGATAGTAGTAACAACAATTGACTTACGGCGCTCATCTACAAGACGGTCTATAAGGTATTCAAGGCTATCTTCAACCACAACTGGTACATAGGTTGGAAAGTTTTCTTGAATTACATCAAGGCTTGGTGTCTCAGAGTAATTAGCAAAGTGGTGCTGTAGAAACTTAAATAGTTTCTTATCGTTGGCATCATGGAACCACGATTCGTTAACTCCCTTTTCAAAGAGATAATTAACGTTACGTCCTTGAACAATCTTGCTAAGTAGTTTAGCTTCGTGATTCATATGTTATCCAATCCCCAGTGTCCGTATCGTAATAGCCTACTTGGTATATCCATCACTCCCATTACTTCTGGCCTGTATGGTAACTCAGCCACAAGATGTTCAGGTGACTCATACGAAGTGAAGTACCTAAATGGGTTAGTGCCCATGCTGTCAAGCTTATCCATTAATCCGCCAAGGTCAACTTCATCCATACTAAAAGATGCTAGTTCTAAAGTAACTCCCTTACGAGTTGTGTACACGTAAAGCCTACTTAACATCTGACGATTAACTGATTGTTCAACCTTAGGTACTTTAAATACCTTAAGCCTTTTTTGAATCTTTAGCTCCGTTTGTAAGAATACGTCTGTTGTTACAATTATCCTTACGGGGAGCTCGTTACTGATATCCCCGTTTTGCATTTAGAAAACCTCTATCTTCCCATATCTTATAATAAAGCTTCGGTACTCTTCATTAGAGAGTTTGGCTTTTGCTGCTTCTTCTTCAGTTGCTTTACTGAGAATCTCAAGAGGGTAATTACCATTGTTGTTCTCTATGCGGGTGTTTACAAGCACTGTATGTTTGCAACGTTTGCGGCTAGAAAAACTAGGACATGTGCAAAATAAAGCGCCTTCATCGTTAGCAGACACTTCAAATATCCCAGGCCCAGGATTCTGGGACTGGCTTAAAAACACCTGTACTAAACGTAGATTGCTATTCACCTGAGCCTCTTTCATTTACGAAGGTCGCCTTTATCTGAAAAGATTGGAATGTATACAAAGGCTTCATTAGCAAAGCTTTCTGTAGCATCTCCATATAGAGCAGCCCAATCTTCAAGTTTGATATTGGTAGTAACAATAGTAGGCAGTCCGTTGTTAAAACGTGTGCGCAACACCTCATGAAGTAAGTTCTTTTGCCAACCACTTAAACTAGCGTGTTCTTTACCAATGTCGTCAATAACTAATACGCGAACATTAAAAGAGTCTTGTTCGCAGTTACCGAGTATTCCGTTATATATAACTTCTTGGTCATCTGTTGCAGAGTTACCAATTAATGCGCCTTTGATATTTAGAATCTCATTAAATGTGGTAAAGAAACAAGGACGAACAAGAGTTGTGCCATCTTTTACATCTAGCTCATCCATATTAAATGTGCGAATAATCTCTTGTATTACGGCAAGTGCCAAAGTAGTTTTTCCTTGGCCTGGTGTTCCGTAGAACATCAAGCCTTTGCCACAGAGGCTACTGCCTTGAGAACGAATTACTTCTTTGTTTTTTAAACGTCCTATCCAAGATTTGACATCTTCCATATCTTCGTTAGATATAGCTTTACAGTCAGTTAACTCCCAACCAGTCAGGTGAGGTGGAATGTGCGCAAGCTTTATCCATGATGCGCGACGAGCTTTTAGTTCACTACTCTTGAACACGTAAAATACTCCTTGACCTCTGAGAGCGCTCGCGCTCTGTCTCCAACTGCTCTGGGGTTGCACTCTGACGAGTGACCTGTAAGAACAGGCTACCAAACTCTACGATAAACTTCTTCCAGATAATCTCTGGGTCATTAATCCTCGTATCGTGCTTAATCTTGTCAAAGAAAATGTCCATCATCTGACACTCTAAGTCGCCCGTAGTGTTGTACTCAGAACGCTTCTTGTCAAGAGCAAAACGGAACCGACTGCGAGTGACCTGCCAAGGAGCTACGTGCCAGAGCAACTGCATGCGGTGCCCAAACTCAAACGCAACATCTGTAGGAGACCAGTTGACGCGGTTGCTATCTTCACGGCGCTTCATGCGCTCGCCACGAATACGCTCATGCTGAGCCATCTTCTCCTGATGCTTCTGCTCGCGCTTCTTAGCCAAAAGCTTGTCCCTGTCCTCAGGGTCTACGTACATAGGAGCAAAGTCATCCCAATCCATATCGTTTCCTCCACGCAACGCGCCTGCGTTGCTATTCTGTTTATGATTTAGTAAATGTGTATTAGTATCTATGTATAGATTGTTATTAGCATTTAGCTGTATCAGCAGTATAGATGTACGGCTTTTCAGGAACTGATAACCCGCCTCAGTTACCTTAATGCTACGGGCAAATCCAAGCTTGCCTGTCTTGACCGTGGTGGTCTCAATGAACCCTAGGGAACGCAGGTCAGACAGGGCATTCTGAATGGCATCGCGCCCCTCTCCCAAACGGTCTGAAAGGCCCCTAGCGCCTCCGTGGTTGGGGTTGATAAGTATTTCCTCTAAGACGCCTATGGCGCGGGCTGTAATCGCCATCCTAAGCCTTTTCTAGGGCATTCTTAAGGGCGGACTTAACTGCCAACATTACAGATTCTGTGATTTCAGCCTTCAGTGCCTCTGAGAGCCCATCTGTGACTGGCGCCACAACAGAAATCTCAATGGGCGCCTCTTCAACTTTCACAGGCAACTCAGGTTTATTTATTAGGGTTAATCCCTCGCAAAGGTTGTAAGCCTTCTTCCCACTGGCGTCACAATAGGTAACCGCAACCAAACAGGCTGGGTCTGTGTCATCCCATAGGAGCATCACAGTTTCAGATAAATCAATAGCATCTGTGATTGGGTGTTCGCTAAATGAAACACTAGCCGTAGGTATTGCTCCAGGGTTAGCGCCTTCTTTGCAGAATATAAGAATGTCCTTGCCTTTGTCCTTTGCGTATTGAGCCGCAAATACTTGACCTTGGCTTGGCATCTTTTCAAAGGCTAGAACTAAGTAACACTCTTTGCCTTTAGCATAGAAGTAGTCTTCTATAAGCGCCTCTACATTGGCGCGACTGGTATTTCCTGAACCAGTTATTAATACATATGTTTTGTCCATGGGACCTCCGTATTAGGGGAGGCACACTCTAGCAGAAGATTTATTACTGTCTAGTCTGATTGATTACCACGGGGCGGTAGGAAGTTAGGCGTTCGGTAGCCTTAAGAAAGACCTTACCCAGAAACGCCCCAGCTACTGCCTTAATAATGAATTCTTTACCAAGTTCTGCGCTAACTAAATAGTTTCCAAGAGAAGAAAGAGATAAGGAAACTATGAAGTTAACTGAGAGGGTTCCTATAAAAATAGCAGCAAACTCAATAGCCGCGTCTAAGACGGCTAAAAAGAATGCAGTAAAACAAGCAACAAGTAGTAATTCAAACATGGGGATATACTACTACGTTTTTGGCTGTGAGAAGTACAAGGCTATAGTTGTGCCTAACAAAAGCTGATTGGTGAATGCCCCATTAGCTAGTCTGTTGCTTAATGTTGCGTAGTTTTTGTAGTAATGGCTCCTGCTCCCGTTAGCTACTCCACCTTCCCACTTAAACGCACTAGCGCGCCCTGGCCCGCCATTTCCAGAAAAGAAAGGAAACACAAAGCTTTGGTTTTCAAATAAAGCTGCGTCTAAGTAAATAACTGTTCCGTTAGTAGTAGCTACGGTAACTGTGACTGTTGCATATGCTGCCGTTGAAGGGGCCACAGCTGTTACCTCTGGGCGATTCCATGAGTTTCCAACTAATGCAGCCGTTATTGTTGTTGGGCTTCCAGTGTTGGTACTAATTAAAGAATTTGAAGAGTCGTACCAATTAATAGAAAGGGTTGCCGTATCTCCAGTTCCACCGCTTTTTGTATAAACGCTAAATGTGTAGTTAGTATCTGGATAATAGATACCCATTTGCTGAGATGTAGTTGAGCCATCCCACGAATTAACAACTACAGACGTTCCCGTTGCCGTTAGCTTTAAGGTATCACTTGATTTACTTATACCACCAGTAACAGCTGTTCTGGCAGCGGTAGTAGAACCACCAGTATTAAATTTAATGTAAGAAGACGCTGTAGGTGTTGAAGCTCCCCAGTCGGTTACTGTGTATGAGCCGTCTGTTATTCCAGATACGCCCTTTACATAAACCACGTCAGTAGCTACAAACTCATTTGTTACTACAGTTTCTAAAGTAGCAATACCAGAGGCTAATGTTAAATAATTAACGTTATATATTAAAGCTCCAGGCTCAGCTTCGCTGTTTATGATTGTCTGCGTAGCTCCAGTAGGTGCCCAAGGCGCTGCGCTAGTTGTTCCATAAAAGTTTGGATTAACTAATTCATTTATACGATTAGCTTTTAAAGTAACGTGTATTTGGCGAGCCTCATCAAACTCCGTAACAGTAGCCGATTGTTCAAACTGAGCCGCGTCAAAGTAATGCCATTCATTGCTAGCAGAACCAGCAGACGAAGCAATTGATAGCGTAGGTACGGCGTAATAGGCACCAGTAGGTGCTGTTTTATTTGCAGCAGCTACCCGAACACTAAACTGACCAGTAGAGTCTGAGGTAGCAGAGCCAGCGTTTGAGGAGATGTAAACACCAAAACGGTCATACCAATCAATACCAGCAGTTACGTTGCGCGCAGAAGAGTCACCAGCGGCATATGTGCTAAAGCTATAAGCTAAACCAGCTGTTACAGGTATTCCCTTAATAATAGGATTGTCGTAGCCACAAGAAACTTTTACAGTCCCGCTTCCAGAATTTGCATTCTTTACAGCTAAAATGCCTTTTCTTTTATTAGGGTACAAAAGTAAAGAGGTTGGCTCAACCCAAGCTTTAGGGTATGGATAAACAATTGGATATACCTCTAATATATTGTTGTAAGCATTAGTGATTGGGATATCTGTTCCAGTTAAGCTAAAGCTTACTTTTGTGCTAGTTACTGCGGTAATTGTTACTGGTGAGGCAGTTTTATTAAACAACCCATACGAGCAACCACTAATGTATATCTTTTGACCTACTTGATATTCGTGCGCTCCAATAGTTAAGCTGGCTACGTTGCTAGTTAGCTCTAGCTGAGTAATACTTTTCTCTTTTAAACACTTTAACGTAGCGCTAGCGTTTGGGGTTACCCAGTGACCTACGCTTTCCTCAAAAGATGAATCATTATAATCAAGCATAAGGTTGTGACCTACTACAACACCATTAGTAGGTGGGTTGGGTGCAGTTGAAGAGCTAGGTATTCCGTAGCCACTGTAAGACTTTATAAACTCTTTAAGGCCGTTCAAAGAACCTTTTTCTTTATAAATCAAAGCTATGTTTTGAAGCAAGATTCTTTCCTGCTGGTACCCAATCTCAGGTTCGTGTGAAAGTCCAAACTGTTGCATAAAGGCAGGTATAAGGCTTCCACCTACTTTTTGAGTATCGTATCTAGTTACTAATAAATTTGTATATGTGTGGTCTAAGCTTAATTGAAACCCAAACAAAGATAAAAAGCTGTACAAGTCTTCATTGTAATAGTCTGAAACGGGGTCGTTCATACTAGTTACTTTATAAATCTCTGGTAAGTATTGGTACATTAAGTCTGAGTATCCATAGTCTAGCGCAGAGATAGCTGACGCATTTCCAGCGCGAACCCAGTTATTGTTGATGTTATCAAAAACAAATAAAGAATAGTAATAAAAAGTGTTTTGACCTAAATTTACGTTATCATCAAATACAGTAGGGTCTGTTTCTTTAAATGCTACATAAGTACCGTCGCCTTTAATATCAAGTTCGGTACCGTCCCAAGGGTTTGTTGGAAAGCCGTACGTGTTCCTTGTTAACTTTATCTTTGACCAGTCCCCTACTGGGCTAGTCCAAGATAAGTTTATATACCCATAGTTTTCAGAACGTGCAATAAAAGAAGGGGTAACATATAAAGAATATTCATCCGAACCGTAGCTTGCTAACTCGTAGTAATTAAGCCCGTAACGTGACATTTTAAATGATACCCCCAGTATACGTAATTATAGAACTTTCAAGTGCTGGGATTTCATTTGGAGCGCATTTAATATCTTTTACGTTTAACACAGTTACTCCACCGCCAGATACTGAAGCAGAGGTTACATCTGTGTGCACGTTTACGTAGCTAATGGTGTTTGAACCTACAGCTGTAATTACGTAAACACCGTCAAAATCCCCAGTACCAATACCAACATTAGAAACATAAATAGTCTGCCCAATAGTCATATTATGTGTTACAGATGTTGTTAAGGTAGCAACGCTAGAGGTAAGCACCTTATTTGTAATAGAAAAACTTTGGTCTTGGTCAGAGCGCACAAGCTTTAAAATCTTAACTGACGCCACGCCACTTACAGAAGTAATAGCATTAAAGACATCGTGTAGGTAGATAGAGTCATTAAAAGCTACGTTGTCTAAAGCAAATAGCTGTGACACAGCCCCATCAACTTTACTTTTTACTTCTGCCTGGTAGTACTTAGGAAGAACTACCACTTGTGCAAGAACCTTGGTTTTTGCATAAAAAGCTGGTTGATAAGTAACTGTTGTGTTAGCTGGAATCTTATCTGTTAAATAAGTTTTAATAGTTGGGATTGTTGCGTTAAATATAGGAGATGGTGTTACCCCATCTGTTAGAACCCCAGAATCTCCGTACGGTACAAAGAAGACCGTAACGCTGCTGTATACGTCTGCTACAGCCGAAGCTTTTGTAACACCAGCTGCTTTTACCAAAGCTGCGTAATCTGCTAGAGATACTGCTCTATTTAAAGAGCGCAAACTCAAAGGCGCATTAATACGAATTGAATCGGTAGCTTCAGCATCAGTACCGCCAGTAGCAGACCCATCATCTGTTGGGCTTCCGTAATACGTATTAATAACGCTAAGTCCTACTTGGTTATTTGTAAGAATTGTCTTAATTGTGTTAGGGCCTACGTTTCCAGCTATACCGCCTCCTACTCTGTAGGTTGCATAAATAACAGATGAGTTAGCTGGAACACGTCCACTAACACCATCTCCAAATACAATGTAAGAAACCCCAGCCGCGTTAGTGTAGATAGAAAATACGGCGTCGTACCCAGTGTAGTCAATTAGATAAGGCACTTGAACGTAGGTTATACCGCCTGCTGTGATAGAAACGCTATTATTAATTACTGAAGTTTGAGATAGTTTATAAACTTGGTTTAATTGCCCGTTGCTTGTACCAATTACCTCATTATAAACTGTAGTTCCCTGTTTAGCACCAACCTGCGCGCTTCCGTTAACAGTGCCAACTTTTGCTGGAACTACCAAAGCTTCATTTGTTTCAAATACAATTTGAGTTGATGAGGTGCTTGTTAGGGCTGTTGTGGCCACTCTTGTATTAGCTGGTACTGTAAGTGAGCCTGCAGTAGAGTTATAAAAAGTAAGAGTTACATTAGAGGCTGTGTTTTCTACAGGCTTATACCCAAGCAGACGAGCTATTTGAAGAACGTTATCTCTTTGACTAGCTGTGCCAATAAAAGCTTCATTAGCTGAGCGGTCAATGTAGTAATTAAGAAGGTCTCCCATATACGCAAACAGCTCAAGTAGAGTCATTCCGATATCCGAAGGGTCACGGTTTGTCCACTTAGGGGCGTAGTCTGGGATAAGGGCCGTCATGTCATCTCGGATACTTGTGTAATCACGAGATGTGTAGTCTACCTGTGGCACATATTTATCAGTCATGCTTTGATACCTCCAAAAGAATGTCACCACTCCTACTTAGAACGGCTGTTTTAATATTTACTGTTTGCGGCGTTACTTGGTCCCTGTAATTATATTTGATTTGGACTACAAGGTACCCGTCGTACTGGTCTACAGAGCCAGTTACTTCTAATAAAGTCAGGTCTTTTAACCAACGGCTAAAGGCTACCGATGTGCTTTGTCTTATAATAGTCATAGCATCGTTTAGGTTTTCCCCAACAGTTGTGGAGGCATCGCTCCCAAAGGTAGGCCGCATAACGCGCTCACCCAACCCAGTCATGACCGCGATAACCACCCTGTCTTGCCATATCTTTGCTGGGTCTGCTGTGGTTGAGACTGCCCCTGCGTCATCAAATCCAAAAGGAAGAGATATAGCTACGCTCATTGTGATGCTCCAATCCAAAGTGGGAAATTAGGGTCGCCGCCTAGGAACATAGCCCATACGACAGTTCCTGGGTCAGGGTTTGGCAAACCAGTTATTTGGTCAGCCCATGTAGTTATAGCTTCACCAAGTACTTGAGGTATCTGCATAGTTATACGGCCCATACCCTCTGGGTCTTCGTTATCTATACAGATTGCTCTGTATATTCCATAAAATCTTTTATCAAAACTCATAGTATTCCTATTTTCTTTGCAAAACGATTAGATATAAAGGCAGGGGTATTCTTTTCATAAATTATAGGGTCTAATGAGGTTGTATTTGTCTGCCACATAGCTACATCATTAGCGCGTCCATTAACGTTTGGTTTTGCTCTATTCTGTGGGTCTCCAAAACTTCCATTATTTGTAATAGTCTCATAGGCCACTCTTTTATTTAAAACAGTAACTGGTCGTACTCTTGTCTGCATAACGTTTGGGATAATGGTTCTACGTGATTTATAGTCTGGAGAGGTAATAGTTTTGCTATCTGTCCAAGCTTTAGCCTGCCCAAGTGAGTCTGTTCCAACTACCAAGGTAGTCGTGTACCTTTGACGATTAAGTTCTTCTTCAACAATACAATGTTGGGCTTCTAAGATAACCCAGTACCCAGTGTAAGGCTCACCAATACCATCCAAATATATCGGCATATCTGGGCGCAGATTAGGGTTACCTAGTACCTCAACTGTGCCTCTATAAGGAAAATAGTTTCTATTTTCTGCAGCTTCTGCTTCAAAGTTAGCTACAGTAATGTCTGGAACTACTGTGTGGGTATCAAAGATATCAAAGAACTCATTCTGTTCTTTAACTCTAGTTTTTGCGCTTCGTATTTGTTGGGTAATAGACACGGGAGTGCTGTTGGTTATGTCAACACCAGCTACAGCAACAGCGCCCTTTGTAGCATCTTCGTATGGAATAGACTCACCCAGCATAGGTTTAAAAGAGTAGATAGTTGAACCTTGTGGGTCACCAGCTGGTCTAAGAATAAACTTAGGAGCTTCTTCTCTATTATTTGTATAGTCTTCCATTATTGGTTGGAAGTAAAGTTCAGTGTTATTAGCCCGCAAGGTGTAACCAGACTGTTTAGCTAACCGAACCATGAGCTCCCAGTCAGAGTGCCCAGCCTGCGCTACCTGTGGGTAGACGCGTGGGTGCGGTACCGCGTAGCAAACAAACTTGTATTTAGCTGCTATCTGTTTAACTATCTGGTCAGCT